GGTTGCCATTCAGTCATTTTATAATCACCTTCACCTTGATGCCGTGGAACAATTCCGCTGCCTTCTTCCTAAGACGGTAAGCCGCATCCTTGGCTGTCCCAGTAGACTTTAACTCCTCAATGATCCGCTCACCATTTTGCGTGTAGGCAAAGTCTGCCGTGTAGGTGCAGTAGTGTTGATTATTGATTTCAACTTTAAACTCCGGCTGCAGCTCCAAATCCTGTATCTCCTTGGCTCTAACCCACAGCTTTAGTTCAGCATATCTCTTCATCTCTTTCTTGGACGCGAACACAATCAAATCAAGTGTACGCTCCACCACCGGAGACACACTAAATCTATTTTTATTTTTTTTATTGTCAAGCATATCTTGATTATTTTTTTTATTCATCTTACTTTATCCCTGCGAATCAACGCTAGGAGTATATCAATGGCTACGACTTTCTTCAATGATGTTGCTGAAATTGCAGCACATTTCCAATATTCACCAGACAATAACAAGACGGTTATGCACCTTCTTATCGACACTCACCCGCGTATTCCGGGCGAAGCTACTGCCCATGAGGAGTGCGTAATTATGTTTCGGGGAAGCCCAAAAGAGTTCCGTGCAAAGATAAAAGATGCTCTTAGACACTTCATGGATCAACCGGAATGAATGAGATTGTAGACGGGCATGAAACAGCACTCTGTGTTGCCACACTATGGATCGCTTTTCTGTTCATTGCATGGTTTGCCATGCGGCAGATCGATGACATTAGATGCGGAAAATACAAAGGCAAAGAAAAGCCAAGAGCGCTCAGGCCATTTAATGAGCGCGACCATGAGTATGATCCACACGCAGATGAAAACAATCTAGGGAGACACTAATGCAGCTCGGTTTAACAGCAGAACAAAAGAAAGAGCGCCTGAATTACATTGGAGGCTCTGACGCCAATATCCTTATGCTTGGAAGCGATGAGGAAATCTTAAAGCTTTGGAAAGTAAAGCGCGGAGAAGCTGAAGGGGACAATCTCGATGATGTTCTTCAAGTCCAGCTTGGACAATTTACTGAGCCATTCAATCGCTATTGGTTCACCAAGACTACCAAGCGCGAAATCACAAATGATGGTGAGCATCGGATCTGTATGGATTACCCATTCATGGCAGCGACATTGGATGGCCTGACCGACAACAAGTCTACGCTTTGGGAGGCTAAGCACGTCTCAGCTTTCTATAAGGATATAGACGTATTGAACAAATACACTCCGCAGCTGATGCACAACATGATCGTTACTGGTCTGAAGTCAGCTACGCTGTCGGCCATCTTCGGCAATCACAAGCTTGAAGTCTTTGATATTGATCTTGATGATGAATATGCAGCCGAGCTTATCAAGATAGAAGAGAATTTCTGGAGCTGCGTCCAGAATGGTATCGAGCCTGTCATCGTTGCCCCTAAGTATGAAGGGCCAGTTACGAAGATCGTAGATATGAGCAGCAACAACGCATGGGCTACATGGGCGAAAGAGTTTTCCGCAACCCATGCTTCATTCAAGATACACGAGAAATCTAAGAAAGAACTAAAGGAACTAATTGCACCTGATGTCGCCGAGGCATTTGGTCATGGAATTGTAGCCAAGCGCTCTGCATCTGGAGCCATCACCATTACGGGAGAAAAGAAATGAGAACGTCTGAAACCATCAATGAAATCTCTGTTGCTCTATCCAAGGCTCAGGGAGAAGTCGCTAATCCAGTCTTCAATAAGACTAACCCGCACTTCAAATCATCCTATGCAGATCTGTCCTCTGTCCTGAACGCTGTCCGTCCTGTTCTATCTAAGAACGGTATCTCGATCATGCAGCTGACCAATCTGGAGGAGTCCGGCCTTGTTCTTTATACGCGCCTGACACACAGCAGCGGCCAGTGGATCGAGTCTGTCTATCCAGTCACGGCATCGGGAAAGCATCAGGAAATCGCTGCATCTCTTACCTACGCCAAGCGACTAAGTTTGTCGGCAATTGTCGGAGTTGCTGGCGAAGATGATGATGACGGCAATGCAGCTAACACCGTTCCTGTCGTCGCCAAAGCAGCGGTTAAGCCAAAGGAATCAGTTTTGCTGATGACGGAAGAAGAAAGCGCCAATGTCAGAGACGCTATGCTAGTCACGCTCGATGATTGCAATGTTAAGAATGATTTGGCTGCATGGGCCAATGCCAATGCGAAGTCAAAGAACCTGCTTCGTAAGGAAGATCAGGACATTGTAACCAAGGCGTTCCAAGACGCCCAAGAGCGTATCAAGCCAAAGGCATGAGCAGTCCTCCAACCTTAATCATGCGCCGTCACGGGGATAAACTGTCTCCCGTGACGGAGTGGGATAGAGAACGTCTTCTGGAAATTCCGGAGGGCAAAGACTTGTCCGTGAAGCTCTCGCGCAGCCGGAGCAGCAAACAACACAGATTATTTTGGGCCTTGATGCAAATAGTTGTGGATAACCATGCCTATTATCTCAGGCCGGAGCAGCTCGTCGAATGGTTAAAAGTCCGCCTTGGCTACGTCGATGAGGTGATGTTCCACGATGGGAGACTGCTGACAAAGGTATCATCAATCTCATTCGCCTCGATGGGGCAGGATGAGTTCCAGAAATTCTTCAATCTGGCGCTTCACGTCATTGTAACGGAGGTAGCGCCGATCGGGAGGGAGCAGCTGCTTCACGAAATTGAAGCCGTATTAGGGGAGAAGGTAGAGGAATGGGTAGACAAATAGAAAACCGACCTTGGACGGAAGAGGAGCGGGAGAAGTGCATTGCGTTGGCAAAGGAAGGTTTGTCAGGGAGCCGCATTGCTGCGATTTTAAATAGGCGCAGAAATTCTATCGTTGGCTTTCTTTTTAGAAGAAAGGTTCCTCTCATGGGCAATACCAAGACTAATTCAGATGCGCCTAAAAAGCCGAAACCTACCTTTCCAAGGGCTTCAAAGCCCAAGGAGAAGTCGGTCGAGGGAGTGTCAAAGCCCCCTACGATGATTGTTTTGCCCATTATTAAACCCAAGAAAACTGAAGGATATGGGCCTGTCTCGATGCTTTACGTCCGGCCAGACCAATGCAAATGGGTTATCGATGAAGCCACAAATGATAGTAGGGCTATCTATTGTGGAGAACCAATCAAGAAGGAGGGCTGCAGCTGGTGCGCTGACCACTACAAGATTGTCTTTGTACCAAGATCCGAGATGCGGCGTCCTGATAGCAAGCCTAATTACAACGGGTGGAAACGAATTTGATTATCGAAGTTGAACTAGAGCTGCATGAGATAGCGATCTGCCGAATGATTGGGAACATGAGGTCAGTCATCAACCGTAGTACGTCTGTCACCAATCTTCAGATGGGCAAGCAAGATCCTTTCAGCATCGATGAGGATGGCGTTATCGGTGAATACGCTTTCTGCAAGCATTGGAACATATTCTTTGATCCGACGATCAAGCCACGATCGGGAACAGCTGATTGCGAACTGATGGATATGGCGTTCGACATCAAGGCAACCAGACGACTAGACGGTCGGCTGCTGGCTGGTTTGAAGCCTAATCCGGAAATTGATTTTTATGCCTTGGCTATCATCCAAGAAAACAAAGTCATTTTCCCCGGCTACGCTTCGGCAGCGGATCTAATCAAAGAAGAGAACATAAAGAATCTTGGACATGGCAACGGATATGTCCTCGACCAATCTCAACTCAAGCAATGGAAAAGCAAATGGTTGAAGATTTAGGCACTACCAAGCGCGGCCATCTCTCGCAGCGGCGCAAGTTGGCAATATGGGAGCGAGAACATGGGAGATGTATGGAATGTGGGGTAGAATTAAAGACAGGGGGCTTCATTTACGAGCACGTCCGAGCGTTGGAGCTGGGGGGAACGGATACGGACGACAATATCCGGCTGACCTGCAAGGGCTGCGCAACGGAGAAGACCAAGAAAGACCATCAGATGGCGGGGAAAGCCAAGCGACAGAAGGCAAGCCACCTTGGATTGCGCATATCCAAGACCCCGCTACCAGCTGGGAAAAATTCCAAATGGAAGAAG